GTATTAAAGACGGTGATGAGTCTGAGTATGATGGTTGTGAAGGTATGTGGATGGTGAAAGCTGGTAACAACAAAAGACCAACTGTAATCAATCGTGACAAAACTCCTCTTGTAGAAGAAGATGAAGTTATCTATGCTGGTTGTTACGTAAATGCGATTATCGACATGTGGGGTCAAAATAACCAATACGGTAAGCGTGTTAATGCTAACTTGCTTGGTATTCAATTCGTTAAAGACGGTGAGCCATTCGGTGACGGTGGTAAAACTGCTGATGCTGATGACTTTGATGACATCGAAGAGGATGATGAATATTAAATTCTTAGACTACACCTATATGGTGTAGTCACTAGAGTTTAACTCCCTGAGACATGCTCATAGTGGATAATTTCTATATAACTATTTAAAACTCTTGCAAATGTATTATCTAGTTAGTTGCTAGTTAAGCCGACTATTCTCGGCTTAACAGTGGAGCTAACTCCTAAAATAAAGAAAAATCGCATAGCGTAAAGGATAAGAAGATGAACAAGGAACAAATAGAGAAGCATGGACCAGTAATCAAATGGTTCTGTGATAATGCAGAGAAAGGTATATGGGTATATAGCACAGCATTAGGAAAATGGAATTTGCGCAATAACCCTAATTGGACTTTAGCTTATCCTCATATACAAAATGATGAATATGCTGAATATCGTAAAGCTCAAGCTGATGGGAAGGTTATACAGTATCAAGAAAATAGATGTAATAATTGGATAAATTTAGAGCATAATCATACTTGGTATTTTAAACAACCGATTGAACAATATCGTATCAAACCAGATGAACCATTTAAAGTAGGTGATTGGGTAACATACCAAAGCTATCCTAAATCAAATGGAAGTATAACATCTATCAAAGATAATAAAGCTGTTGTAAAATCATTAAAACATGGAAGTTGTACAGAAATTTATAGTGATATTAAATTATGGAAACCACAAGAAGGTGAATGGTGTGTATTCTGGGAAAATAGTAATACATATCATGTAGAGAGATACCAAAACTACACTCTGAACATCGTTAATATCGCCCCACTAGAGTTTATACAGACACTGAAGGATTAACCAATGAATAAGTTAATCTGTCTCGATATAGAAGTTCTCCCCAACTACTTTCTTATTGTTATCAAAGGTTTAACCAGTGGTAAATATTTAAAAATGGATATGTACGGGGCTGGTACTAAATTAACTAGAGAGCAAAGAAGTAAGTTAAATCACATGCTTTCTCGATACACGTCGTTTGGTTTCAACTCAAGCAACTATGACATGCCTCAAATTAATTACGCACTAAGCGGTGCAACATGTCAAGAGTTATATGAGAACTCTAAAAACATCATAGATAAACGTCAACCTGATTGGATGACCTATCGTAACTTAGGTATTGACCCAAGACCTTATGACCATTTTGATGTTATGGAGCCATCCCCAGCGGTAATGATTTCACTTAAAAATTATGGTACTCGTGTTGGCTCAAAGAAGTTGCAAGAGTTTTATCTTGACCCACACATGCCGATTACTGAACATGAGAAAGACAAGTTAATCGCATATTGTGAGAACGATGTTGATGTCACAGTTGATTTATATAGAGTAATTGAAGACCGCATAGAGTTGCGTGTATCTATGGGTGAGCAATATGGACTTGACCTTAGAAGTAAGTCAGATGCACAAATAGCTGAGACTGTTATTACTTCTGAATTAAAGAAGTTAGGTGTTAATGCTAGAAAGCCTGAGTTACCTCATGGGTTTAAAGCACATTACCAAGCACCTGATTATATTAAGTTTAAAGATAAAAAACTTAACGAACTGGTTGAGATGTTAGAAGACATTGACTTTGATATAGCTTCTAACGGTGCTGTAAAGATGCCAAAGATTTTAGCTAATCATAAAATCATTCTTGGGAACACAACATACAAAATGGGTATTGGTGGATTGCACTCACAAGAGAAGTCTATCAGTGTTGTAAGTGATGAGAACAATGTCATGCGTAATGCTGACTTTGCTTCATACTATCCATTTATTATTCTCAATCAAAAACTTTATCCTAAACATCTTGGTAAGAAGTTCTTGTATGTTTATAATAAGATTGTTCAAACTAGACTTAAGGCAAAAGCTGAGGGCAACAAACTTGTAGCTGACTCACTTAAGATTACAATTAATGGGTCGTTTGGTAAGTTTGGTTCAAAATATTCTAAACTATATTCTCCGAACATGTTATTGGCTACAACAATTACCGGCCAACTGACGCTGTTGATGCTCATAGAGCAAATGGAGTCACACGATATTCCAGTTGTATCTGCTAACACAGACGGTCTTGAGTATTTTTGTCCTCGTGATAAGATTGACTTGGCTGAGACTTTGGTGTTTGACTTAGAGCTTCTAACTGGTTTTGAAATGGAACACGGTGAGTATCAAGCTTTGCATGCAAAAGATGTAAATAACTACGTTGCTGTTTATGACGGGTATGTTAAATCAAAAGGCATCTACGCTGAGACAACATTAAGTAAGGGTCGAAGTACACCAATAGTTTATGAAGCTATTAGAAAATATTTACTTGACGGTACGCATTTAGCATTAACTATTAGGAATTGTCTTGATGTAAATCAATTTGTATCTGCTAGAACAGTTAAGAGTGGCGGTGTTTGGAAAGGTGAGTACCTTGGTAAAATGGTGCGTTGGTATTATTCAACGCAAGGCGACACTATAAATTACAGCAATAATGGAAACCTTGTACCTAAAACAGGTGAAGGTAGAGGTGTTAAACCAATGATGAATTTAACTGATAATGTACCTGAAGATTTAGATTACGAATGGTACTACGATGAAGCTAAATCAAAACTAAAAGACTTAGGAGTTGATTATGAGCTTTAGCTACAACAATAAAGACCTAATGAAGAGACCCATGAAAGTTGCTTTCAGTGGTAAGTTGGAGCAAATAAGGATGGCCGACACAAGATTTGGCTATCCTAGAGCTTTATTCACCCATTGTTTAATTGACGGAAGATGTGAAAGACATCACATGTGGTTGCCTCTAAGCAAGAAGAATTTAGAAAAAGTACAAAGAGGATGGTGGGTTGAATGCACAGCTACCATATATTTATACATGAACCCTGAAACATGTAAGTGCGATAAAATAGCCCTAAAGAAATTACGAAATGTTAAAGTATCAAGGAATAGAAGATGAGTAAAGATAACTATCTAATCTTCCCTCAGTGGATGATAGATGTGGGTTTAGAAGATAAATCTATCGTTGAGAAGGACGGTAAACTGTACCATAGAGGTTATGTTGTTATGTGCACAGATGAGCTTACGAAACTTCCACCTTTATATAAACCTAAGAAACAAAACTATAGGGATTTGGAGTATAAACATGTTAAGAAAAAATCAATTACATAAATATCAACACCGAGCGGTTAAACACATATTAGATATTCCAAAGAGTGCGTTGACAAATGGACAAGGATATAGTACAATACTAGAAAAGGATATTGTATGAATAGCGAAACACTTACAGAGATGTTTGAATATAAAAAAGGCAAGTTGTATAATAAATACAATCGTAATCCAAGAGCATTGAAAGGTGTTGAGGTTGGTTCTAAACATCATTCAGGTTATTATCAAGTCCAAATAACTGGTAAGTTATATATGGTTCACAGACTAATATGGATTATGTATAACAACGAAATACCTGACGGGATGGAGATAGACCATATTAACCACGAACGAGATGATAATAGATTAGTTAATTTGCGTTTGGTAACACGACAAGATAACCGTAGAAATCAAAAACTTACAGATAGAAATACATCAGGAACTATCGGGGTTTATCGTATTTCTAGGTTGAATAAGTGGGGTTCTCAAATTAAAGTTAACGGTAAAGTGATATGGTTAGGTTCTTTTACAGATAAGACAGATGCTATTTCAGCTAGGAAAGACGCTGAAATTAAATATGGTTTTCACGAAAATCATGGAGGAAAATAATATGAGTAAAAATTTAACACAAGGAGGTCGTCCCATTCTAAAAAAGGAGCAGTTGCATAAGTATCAAGAGAGAGCCGTTGAGCATATCTTAACGATACCTAAATCTGCTTTATTTTTAGATATGGGACTTTGACCTTGGCAAAACAGTCTCAACTCTTACTGGTATAGAAGACCTGATGTACGATAGCTTTAGTGTGAACAAAGTATTGATTATCGCCCCTCTTCGTGTTTGCAACACGGTATGGATGCAAGAAGCTAAGAAGTGGGAGCATACTAAAGACTTAACTTTCTCTAATTTAGCTGGTGGAAAAGCTAAGATGATGGTTGGACTACAGCGTAAAGCCGACATCTATATCATCAATAGAGAAAACATCAAAGCCCTTGTCTTGCATCTTGGTAAGAAATGGGCTTTTGATATGGTTGTTATTGATGAAAGTTCTTCGTTCAAATCCCCCTCATCACAGCGTTTCAAAGCTCTTAAGAAAGTTAGTCCTTTAATAAGTCGCATGGTTTTACTAACTGGAACTCCCGCAAGCAATGGATACGGGGATTTATACTCTCAGTTCTTTTTGCTTGACGGTGGATTTAGATTGGGTAGAACGCAAACGATGTTTAGGACTAGATACTTTGACAAAGACTTCATGGGGTGGACGTACACGCTTCGTGACGGTGCTGTTAAGATGATACAGGACTCAATACAAGACTTAGTATTGTCGATGTCCTCAGAGGACTATCTTGAGCTTCCTGACTTCATACCGTCTGTACTTGGCAACGAGCTTGAGGGAGAGTTGTTACGCAAGTATCTGAAGTTTAAAAACGATATGATATTAGCAGTAAACAAAGATGAGAAAATCACTGCTTTATCTGCGGCAACTTTAACCAACAAACTCTTACAGTTCTGTAGTGGCAACATGTACGATGAAAATGGTACAGTGCATCACTTCCATGATTTAAAAATAGATACCTTGAAGGAGATTATAGATGAGAATCCCAACGATAATATATTGGTCGCCTACAATTATAAACACGAACTTAAGGCTCTTACAGATAACTTCCCTGACGCAACTGTGCTTGACAAAAATGGTGAAGCCGTTGGACGTTGGAACAAGGGTGAAATTAAACTACTACTTGCCCACCCAGCTTCTGCTGGGCATGGGCTTAATTTACAAGATGGAGGTTCGCTCATTGTATGACCGACAAGGGCAGACTCAAAAAGTACGAGCCATGCACATTGCTGTGGGAGATATTGAACACGACCTGATGACAGCATTAGCTAAGAAAGATGTTGTTCAATCAGAATTATTGGAGGTATTAAAATGAGTTATGTTGAGGTGGTGGTCACAATTACAGCGTTGGCAAGTGTAGCAAATGCAATACTTCAAGCTAAATGGTATCACGATACAAGAAGCACTTAAGTTAACTAAAGGTAGAATATAACTATGAAGAAAATTGCAGAGAAAGTTATACAAAAAGAAATATTGGATTATTTGAAAGCTGAGGGCTACTATGTCATTAAAGTAGTAGTTGCAAATGTTTCAGGTGTTCCCGATATTTTATTTTGTAAAGACGGAAAGTTTTGTGCTATTGAAGTAAAAGCTACTGGTAAGAAGAAACAAGTAACCGAACTTCAGAAATGGCACATAGAAATGATACATGCAAGTGGTGGTAAAGCTATAGTGGCTGATTGCTTGTGGGACGTTCAGGAGGAGTTTTAAGATGAGTGTGTTTACTTGTGATGTATGTCAACAAGAGTTAGGGTTAGAGGAACAATCCTTTGACTTAGAGGGCGCATGTAACAACTGTGCTTTAGAAGAACAATGGTTTAAATGTAGTTGCTGTGGGGATACCTTTTCAGCAGAAGAGCAAGGTACTTGCGATGACCTTTGCCAAGACTGTGATGAGGAGACAGAATAATGTGGAAAAGATTTTATAAGTGGTTCAAGTTACCACAGTCAAAAGAGACAATGTTGGAAGTAACTAAAGACTACTTCTCAGAAGATGATGAGTATATCAATGCAAAGAATGGTTGGCAGATGCTACCTAAAGATTTTATAGAGCTAAAGATTGAGGAGAAGAAAAATGAGAAAAAAGATAGTTGAGAAACATATAACAGTTGATGAGCTAATCTTTGATAAGCTTAAGTTAATAGCTAAAAAGGAAGACCGTAAATACAGAGCGGTAGTTACACGGCTAATCAATAAGGCTTTTGAGGAGATGAAAGATGGATAATTTTACATGTAAACATTGTAAGGCTGAAACACTTGGTGGTTCAGTAGTTGAGAGTGATGATTATTGTAAAAATTGGAAATGTCCGGCATGTAATTGTTGGAATAAGCTTATACCAACTGCTGAAGATAAAGCTTTTGAAATAATCGAGCGTAAGCAAGAAGCTAACCAAATACACCCATTGCTTAATCCTGACTCTAAACATTACTCAATGGTTGATGATGTTGAAGCGATTGTACGTATGGAACAGATGTACGACACTGAAGAGTTAATGGTTTGGGCTAAGATTACTGCTATGAAATATCGACTTCGTATTGGTAATAAAGATGATGTTCTAAAAGAAGCTAAAAAGCTTTTAGGGTATGAGGCTTATTACACATACCTAAAGAACAAATCGTGAAAACAATTAACGTCACCCATGTGCGGAGATATGTCGAGTCACCAGAGGCTCATATACTTGTTGCCACTTTAAAACATAGATGTTTTTTTGACGTAGTGCCTATTTATACTCAAAGCAATAATGGTAGAACAATATTCTACAAAAGAGTACATGCGGCTGAAGTGGACATAGACCATGCAATTAAACAATTAACTATCGCTAGTAAAGACAGAGGTACTGTTGGTAAAAGAAGTAGGGATAACCATGCGAGTAAGTTAGATGTGCTTTATAAGATACGTGAAGATAGAATAAAGTACGGTGATAGAATACCTGACAGTTCCGATATATGGAATGATTTATTTACAGGTGCGGAGTTAGCGAGGACTCGTAGGTTTGCCCCAGCTAGAGAAAGAATAGTGCTCAGTAAACGGCTTAGACGGATTGAATTTTTAAAACGCTGGAAAGCGACTTATGGGAGATAGACAATGAAAATAATTGAACGCAAGTGGTATTGGATTATACAATCGGATGCAGGTGAGACCATGTGGTTTTGCCATACAGAAAAACAAGTTAAGAAAAGATATAAGGAAATGAACTATGGAAGTATTTGAAGTCAAATTTAGTAGAGCTGGTGGTTATTATATCGTTAGTATTGACGGTGTTGAGTTTGTTAAATACAAGTCATTGATAAGAGCACTGATTAAAATGTCTAAGTATTTTAAAGGTCAAGGGGTAGATTAATGATGACCAACGATTACTTATATGGTAAAGATGTTGAGGTTCCTGAGATACCTCAAGAAGTTATTGTCAGACGGTTGGAAGCTCTAAACGATAATCTTGCAGAGTTATTGAAGGTGACATATTTAGGTAGAGATAGTGCGCGCGTGCGTAGAGTGCAAAAAGCTATCGATTTTTGGGAGAAAATAAACGATGTTTAAAATATTAGAAGAAGGGTGTAAACCCACAAGAGGTAGTAAGTATAGTGCTTGTGTTGATTTATATGCAAGTGAGGATGTAGTTATAGGTGCTGGTGAGACTAAGCTTGTTGGACTTGGGGTTTGTATTGATGACTCGTTAATAACTGAACAGCTAGATAAGAATTGGAAATATGATGTATCTCATTTTAAACATACTCATTACCTCCAACTAATGCTAAGAAGCTCACTATCAAAACATCTTATTATTGCTAATGGTGTTGGGGTAATAGATTTAGATTATGAAAATGAGATTAAGATTAGATTGCATAATCCTCTAGGTTCATTAGAGTTTTATCAAGATTATACAGACCAATCTAAAAAACCAGTTGAAATCAAAAAAGGCGACAAGATAGCTCAGATAACTCTATTAGAACACAAGTCGTATTTATTCGGTATAGATACAGATGATAAAAGAACTGGTGGTTTTGGTTCTACAAATAAAAAAGAAGGAGATAATTAAAATGGGTTATATAAATATTGAGTTTAATAAAAAAGGTCAGGCTGAGTTTGATATAAGAACTGATGATGATGCACAAATATTTACAGCATTGTTAGGTATTGAGGCGTTTATAGCGGCTCAAAGTGAGTTGCCTGTATCGGAAATCCGTTCTATTATGGACGAGATGAAACAAGATATGCAAGTGAAGGACGCTCCCACCGAGTAGCTATGGTGGGTATCCGACATTTTGGAAGTATTGGAAAAGTTAAAACACATCCCCATAACCATCAGTACCAGCTTGGTACTGTCCAAATGTATTAAGAGTGAAAGCTAAATTATCTTCAGCTTCTTGCTCTTTATGCTGTATCATTCCAAAAGTTTCGTCATCTGACATCTTATCAATCATATAAATAAATCTGTCATCTGCTCTAAGGCTATCTCGTTCTTTGGTAATCTTACTTAGCTGATATGTAAAACTGTTTATCGCTGGTGCGTTCTTATCTTTATCTAATGTCTCTTTATCAACAATCAATTTATGTTGATTAAGCAGTGGTTCAAGGGCTTCGATTATACGAACTTCTTTTTGACCCTTAACATTGACCTCATCTACCTCAGTCTTAGGGCTTATCATTCTAAGATGAGGTTCTAGCATCTTCGTAAACATTCCCCCACCCCAGTTTTCCTCAATAAGTAAAGTATCAATACCATAATCTCTACACATAGTTGCTATTGCAATCATGTTCTCATCTTCGTACCCGCCTTGAAGACCAGTAATCTTTTTTAAGAACAGTCTTGTGTTCAGAGAAAAGATTAGTGAGACACCTATTTCATCTTTACCTTTACCTGACGGGTCAAGTGATAACAACTTCATCTCATAGTCTGCAACCTCTTTAGAAGTGTACGACGGAGAGTAAAGTTTATCTGCTTTGAACCCATTGTGCTTTATATACAAGTTGTTCTCAGGCATAGTTGAGTGTGAAATCTTTAGTGGTGCAACCTCTTCATCAACATCCATAACTATTAAATCTGATAGTTTAAGTGGGTAACGCAAGTCATCTGCATCGGACACGTCCAACATGTATTGAAGTTTATATTTAGATTTACCAATACGCATCTTCTTAGACATCAAGAACTCTTTATCAAGCCTCTCATCAACTGCCATGCCAATAAGACCCTCGGCTATCATCTCTACGATATGTGGAGCTAATGCACCAAAGTAAGCACTATCGTCTTCAGGCACTTCTGCTGGAAGTGCTAAGAGTTTGTAACCTGAGTCTAACCAGCCGATATACATAGATGACATCGAGTGTGGTGTTGATAAACAAATAGACTCATCTTTACCTGACATCAGTAAGTTTTGTGCCTCTTTAGCAAAGATGTCTATCTTGTCCATCATCGTCATTGACTCAACAGTTTGTGCTGTCTCAATATCATCGTAGATAACAAGGCTTGCTCTCATACCGGTAACTTGATTACCAGCACCAACCGCGTACATACTTGGACTATCTGAAGCAACAGCACCAGCGACATCAAATGATTGGCCTGAAGTACGCTCAATATTGTGTCTAGGTGTCATATCTTTAGTGATTGGGAGCATCTTAATTAGTTTTTGTACGAACTGCGTGTAGTTAATAGCTCTGGCAGCACCGGCAGACATCACGAGTATCTTTTCATTAGGGTCATTAAGATAACGCCATACAGCGTAAATCTGTGACGCTAATGACTTGCCTAGACCACGAGAAGCCCAAACCATTCTGTGAGGGTTAGAAGTATCTTGAAGCCACAATGCAATCGCGTACTGACCTTTAGTTGGTCGAGGTAAATTTAGATGTGCAAAAACATAAGTAAAAAATACAATGAAGTTGTCCATGAGTTCAGCATCTTCAAAATACTTATCGTCTTCGTAGTGTTGACCCCATTCACAATTTGTAAAGTATTCAACCGTTGCTTCAGGAGAGAGTTTAGTAAAGTCTATCAAAACTCGTCCTCGTCTTCTTCTTCTACAACCTTGCCGTTTCTTCTATCTTTAGCATCTTGCATTTTCTTAGCAATATTCTCTTCTACAGAGTTTTTACCCTTCTCAGATACTACATTGTTTTTAGAAAGATACGACACAACTGGATTGAGTTCAGGAAGCAAATCCGTCTTCCCGTTTTCTAAGCATGTTATCATCTTCTCTCTAACCAATTTATCTAATCTTTCTAAATCTTCTTTCTTACCCATAAGTCCTCCTACCTACTTAAATCCTATTTATAATTGTAAATATTCACTGCCTCTTGAGCATCCGCAAGTGCTTTAGTTGGTGCTGGATTCATTAAACCTAACGCTGTACCGTAAGCACCAGCAAACGGATGAGATAGTAATGCTGACATCATTATATCATTTTCATCATAATCTCTACCGTAAGCTTCGTTTCTAGCCATAGTAGCCAACGCACCACCACCAAACCATAGCGATGTTTGTATCATTGCATTAGCATCCCCAGCCATCATTCCTCTACCTAAGAACGAACCAATATTAGAATAGGCACTCATCGGGAATTTAATCAGTACAGAAGCAACAACACCTAAAGCTGTTTGACGACTATACGAAGCTGTAGTACCCATAGTAGATTGTTGTATTCTCTTTTGTAACATAGCATCAATAGTTGTATATAAATCTATTCTATCCCCTCTACTCATTTTAGAAATATCAAAGTATTTCACATGACCTTTATTATTTAACTCAAGCCCCTTAAGTATCTTTTCTACATTCGGTGTAATTGCAAAAGAAGTTTTTTCGTACTCTTTAAATACATTCTTACCACTGCTATGATTATAGAGGGCTTGAAGACTATCTTGCATATTAACCTTAGTTAAGAAATCTGATGACTTTACAAATGGTAAAGTGTGGAGTGTGAAGTCTCTCACAACCTCAGACACTTTAGAAAACACATCTAGTCCAACCTCTCCACCTGACACATTACCAACCTCATCAATAGATTTATATGCACCATAAGACGCACCGTATTGGTGAGTACCAAGCCCTAACCCTTTTTCCTCAGTTAAAGACTTCATCATAAAACTGTCATCACCATACTCAGCCATAAGGTTTTTATTTAGATTTTGAAAAACCCCTCTCCATCCCGACTTGTTTAACTTAAACGCAGTCGTCAATGCTTCAGGTGCTAAAGATATTGTTGAGGTAATCATCTTTGTACCCATAACCATATTACCAACATCACGCATTACTTTATTGATAGTTGAACTGTAATCAACTACTGGCGAACCACCAAGTGCTTGAATATCGTTTAACACTTCAGTTATTACTTTGGGTTTAGCCCCACTACCAGCTACAATCTCAATAGCTTCATCTATTGATTTATAACCCATATCAGCAAACGCAACTTGACCACTAGCTTTATTAAGATAGTCTGTCATTATGTTCATTATGTCTTGCTCAAAGATGTCATCAAGGGCAACTTTGTACGGTGCTGTACCGTCAACATATTCAATAGTCACACCTTTAAACATTCTTTTGTCCATGGGTATTCTATTTTTTAATCTACCAAACTTATCCCCACCAACGCCTAACGCATCAGCAATATCGTTTACCACCTCATCGCCAAAACCATGTTTCTCAGCAACTTTCTTAATATCTTCAACAGACGATAGGCCTTTTTTTCCAGCACCGTTTACAGCATTAGCTATCGCGTCAATGTAAACCTCGGCTACTTTCTCAGGATTGCTGGATTTAGTTAGCATTTTAGAGAACTCTTTGATAAACGCTGTCCGTGAGCTAGGAGTTGCATTAGCTAACACAGATGCAACATTTCCAGTTCTCGTATTTCTAGGTACATAGTTTTTAAGTATAGTTGTTTTATCAACATCTTTAACACCCGCAGCTTTCATCTCATCCATCATGCTGTCAAGGATTCTATTAACACTTGTTGCGCCCTCTACAATAGATGGGACATCAGCATGATGACCGTACTCAATATACTCAGTTATCATCTTATCATATTCGTAACGTTTACTTTGTGAAGTGAATAGACTTAATGCACCCTCAACTCTACCAATACCAGTATCTTTTAACCATTGAACATAACTCTCTTTTACTAACTTTTGAAGTGTGTTCCAATGAGCATGGTATTGTTGATTTTTAATACGCTCGACTGTTCGTTGTGTGTCAATAGGATTGTAATATAAGTTATCAATCAGTTCTCTCATCTTACCAGTGGTATCTTTTCGTAATGGTTCAATAGTTTCTGTAAGTCTTGTTCTAGTTTTATTTAGAGTGTCAGCTATCTTAGCTCTAACACCCATAGTTTGTTCCATTGCATTAGCAACTTTAACACTACTGCCAACACCAGCAATGTATTTAGCTATTGTCTTAGCGTTTTTAATTCCAGCTAATCCTAATACACCAGCAACAAGCAATATCCCAGCATCTTCAGCTAAGTCTGTTCCATCGTATGCAAATGCAGATGTAGCAGCCAATGACGCACCTAGAGCAAAACCAACTTTACCAACTTTTTTACCATTGATTTTGATGTCCATGTTCTTATTAATACCGTTAGAAGTGACTTCTATTTTTGGTCTTTTGAAACCTTTTCCACCAGCTTTTTGAAAACTATTGTTAATTTGCTCAAATGCCGATTTACTAATATATCCGTTTGTATGGAGCTTCTCATAAACAGATAAAACCTCAGAGGCAGTATCAACGTCCCCTTTAGCTAGAGCCTCTAAGTCCTTTTTGATATACGAGATATTCATCTCAATATCATCAGCTATCTCAAGTATGTCTCTTTTTGTCTGATGAATTAATCCAAGCTCTTTAGTTGAGAGTTTGTTACCAGCCTTCTTAACGAACCCGTCAAGTTGTTTAAAACCTATAGATTTAGCCAACTTTAGTCTCTTGATTATCTCAGTTTTCAATACCTCAACTCTTTTCAACTCATCCAATGAGGTTTTAGTTTTTGGCTTCTTCGTACCAATCTTATCTAACTCATCAATCTCTTTTTGTAGTCTAGCGATTTTACTTTCATTTGGTTTAGCAGTGTCCATCTCATCTATCATCTCAGACATTTTTTGATTGCGTAGATTTGGAGACTTTCTCTCTGTACTCAAAGCCAGTTCCATTGCTTCCCTCTTAGAAGCAACACCCATTACAGCATTGTCACTAGGCGCATTGACTACAGATGAACCTATCTTCACATTGTCAACACTATTCATCTTTCTGACAATTGAGTAATCTATCGCTCCAATGAAAGTTGAAAGCAACATGGCTTCAACCATTGAAGTGTCATCATCTATAGCACCAATAAATGCACCATAACCAACTTCAGACCCAGCAGTTATCTTAGCTATAGTCTCACTTGTTTTAGCTGTCTTAGCCATTGTCTTAGCAGCTGTTACTCCAAGCCCACCAATAATAATATCTACATCAGCAATGCTTGTAACAAGTGATGACACCAAGTGTTGAGTGTCCGTAAGAGAGTTTTGTATTTGGTCAGTTCTCGCATTATCAAGTTTAATTAATTCAGCTAAATCCGTAGCATGTTCGTAGCTTACAGCATCACTTACCTCATTAAAATTATTAAGAGTCAAACCATTATCTGTTAGAAATTTAAACTTAGCATCGTTGTCCCAAGTTTTTAAGAACTCTTCATCAGTATCTCTAAACAGCGCTCTATCGTATTTAAAATAGTCGTACCCTTTAGCTATCCATGTCTCATCAAATGTGTGTGAAAAAGCTTTCCATTTTTCTCCAACATCAGGTAGAACTTCACCCTCATTCCAATCAAGAACTGAGGCTTGAGCAACATTCTTTAATCGCTCTTGCTCTTGAATTATAAATTGATTTTGACCCTTAGCCGGTTTTACTTCTGTTTCAGTGCTTCCAAATTCAGCCATTATCTGTTCCCCGCTGGTATTTTGTACTCTCTAACTCCAGTTCTAAACTCATTAGGAGTGTATATGTTTGTCATAACTAACTTGCGACCAGTGTACATGTTCACAACTGTTTGCACTTCCCCATTCAATCCAATAAATTGATAGGTTTTAAAATCATCTTCATCGGATAAATCACTGATATCTATCTTCCTACCACTAAAAGCTTTTAAATCTTCATCTACTAATCTCTGAAAGTTTTTTCTAACTTTAGTTTGACTAGCTGATGTGTTATTCTTTAATGGGTTAATAAAACTAACAGATGTTCCAAATATAGGAAATTTACTAGGGTCAACTTCCATTGTAACTTCTTTTGAAAATTCGACCATATCCTCTTTACTTAAGATAGGTTTGCCTTGTGTTTCAGCAAGAGCCAACATTGTATCGAATGAGCCGCTCCCCATTTTTGTTTCTCCAAACACAGCGCCACCTACAAAATCATCTTCGACTATATCGGTTGCAGCGATTAACTTTGCTTTACGAGAACCCTCATTTCTACTTTTATATTCCTCACTTAAAGAATAAGTCTTTTGTTTCAACTTTAATAAAATCACATCCTCAGTCAGTGTCGGGTCTGTTTCAGCTTTTTGTAATAAGTTATTTCTATATGTTGCAACATCTTCTACCGTTCTTCTTGAAATCCAAGAAGCGTTGTTACCTGAATATGTATGGATAAATGATTGGTTTAAGTGCAATGAAGCAATAAGCTCGTTAGTTGTTCTAGCTGTACGAAACCCATTGTTATTAAACGCTGTGATATTGTTCTCTACAGTCTTTAATGCTGACCCGCCACTGTAGCCGTCCGTACTCATTAGACCAATGTTTACACCAAGTGTTGATGAGGCATCCATGTCGCCTGACGTAACAGTTGCTCGTATGTCAGTTGTTAATTTATTGTCTATATATTTCTTCACATCATCACTAGCTAAAGTTGTACCGCCGACAGTGATTGTTAAGTTATCAGCAACTTGTCTCTCTTTAGTAGTGATAACATAGTCTTGTTCCATTGTCTCACTATATGATTTGTCTCCACTCATTAGATTGGTGTAAGCATTGTTGAATACTATAATAGTTTCTGCTTTTGTATTCAATTTAACAAGATTATCAACATCAGAAGAAAAGTCTTTAGTAGGTTGCAACCGCATAGCTTCTGATAGTTGTTTACCTGAAGTCGTAGAAGCCGTCAACGCTTGAGCGGGTGTAGAGTTCATAATGTTAATATTAGAGTTTGTATTTGCAATAGTTAATTTAACTTTTTTCACTTTACCAATGACTTCTTTGTTATAACCATCTATCCAGTTATTAAAACTTTTTTTCATAGCATCGTAAGCTGTATCGGTTATAGAGGCATCAACTTTACTAAATTCACCGTTAGTTCTTTTTGCAAAACCACCGTAAGTATCGTTAAATAACCTATCAATACCATTTTGATTGAGTAAACCTTTATCTAAATATTTTGTTAACTCAACACTATCCACACCGTCTTTAAACTTATTAGTAAATGCAGAGTTTAAACCTTGCGATACACCAGTCCATATTGCTTGAGGGTTTTGACCTATGGCTCTGAGTCTGTCTTGCCACACTTTAACATTCTTATCTGTAAATGTACCATTGGTTAAAGTCATTTCTAAACCAATAGCTTGTAACTCTTCGGTAGTATGTAATTTATTCTTTAACGCAATGTTAGACTCTTTATTTTTAAGTAAATCTATCGCTGCTGGGTTCGCATAAGTATCTCTAAAAGCTTGGTTAGCAAGTTCATTGTCGCCAAAGTGACCTTTTTGCATATAGGTTTCATAAACACCTTGCTCTAACCTATCTTTTTCAGCTATGTCCGCAGATGTAATATCGGGTCTGTCGTATAATTGGGCTATACCGCTCATATCTTTTTTATATTCAACAAGATTATCTGTACCAACTCTTTTACCAGCATACTCAGAAGCTTCTTGGTGTTCTTGCAATAATCCGCCAAACATTTTACCAATGTCTTTAACCAATGCAGCAGACTTATCTACTTGTTGAGTAGGTTGGATGCTCGTACCACCAGCGGAACCTACTCCACCGGCCTGTGCTGAAGCAACTGTAGTTGTTTGTTGTGTTTTTGCTAATTCGCTTAATGTTGGCATTTATATTCTCCTAGTTTGGCTTAATGCCAAAAGCTTCTACTCTTTCAGACATTGGTATCATATTTAACGTATCTGTAATTCCACCTAGACCACCAGCGATACCGGCAAGTAGTGGGTCTGTACCAATAGCAACACCGCCACCAAGCAATGTTGTGTCTATTTGATTTCGGATGCCTTGTTCAGCTATATCCATACCAACCATTAAGTTTCTTCTACTCTGTCTAGCGGAAGCGATAATATTCGCCTTATCCATGTTCTCATTAATAAAAGCTTCTTTGATAGCCATTGCAGTAGTACCGCCAGTTGTGCCAGTTTCAGCCGCAGCCGTTCTGAGTAAAGAAGCTTCTTTCATTGCATTAAGTCCACGCTCAGATAATTTATCTCCAAGCACGTGATTAATATTATCAATCTGCTCTTTATTCTTAACTTGCTGTAACTCAAAACTCGTAACAGCATTGCCGACGTTTTGTATTGCGGCATTAGTTCTAGCATTTAGTTCAGCTTTAAACTGTTCTGTTGCAAGTTGGTCACTAATGACACTTGAGATTGCAGATGCGCCAGCAGCGTATGGCGTGTAACTGCTTCCACCACCTTGTGAAGCTAAATTTAATTGATTAAAAGTTGTATCAGAACCCGTGGGTCTAAGTTGAATAGCCATATCGCAATCCTTTATTGTAATTATATCATAAGACTCTCCAAAGAGAGTCCTCGCTACAATTAATTTAATCCACAGAAATTATATTAAAGTTCATATAGTCCACAGTAAGATTACTTGTTGCACCTATGTTTGCTATCCAAAACTCTATATATTCATTCTCTTCTAGTTCTGGCATACAGGCTATCGCCATATTACCAACCCTTGTTCCTACACCAACTTGCTCTTGTTCACTTGCTACCATTGTTGTATCGTTTATAGCAAGTCTTCCTCTTACTGTTTGATTGTTTCCAACTGAAGTCATACTACATACAATCTCTACTTTAAACCTTCTCTTCTCAGTACCAGTGTATTGAAATCTACCATTATCTGTTTGTGTGAAGTCTGCTGAAGTTGTTACTTCTATTGTCGTACCCGCTGCTTTTACAAAAACCCCATCTGTCACTATTACTGTTTCTACTGCTGAAGATAGATATGAACAAGCAGATGATGGCGGTCTCGTTCCTATTCCAGTAGATTCATCTTTTAGTAAGAACTTAGGTCTTTCATCTTGTATAGCTTCAATATTAGTGCTATCGCCTTTAACCACAAATCTTGCTACAGCCATTAAGCCGGATGCTGCTTGATTTTGGAAAACACTATATTCCGCATTTGCTTCTTCTGCTTGTGCTTGTGAATCATAGATTGCATCACCATAAACAAAGATAAAAACATCTTCTGACTTAGGACTTCTCAACAATGTATGTGAGACATATTTGTTTGTTGGAAGTGCTACAATATCTGTTCCATTGTCATAATACTTTGGAATGACTAAAGTTGCTCTTGCTTGTAGTGTTGGAACACTTGAGACATTATAAATCGCTGAGGCTTCAATGTTAGTGGCTGATGATATGTCTATATGTTTCCTTTGAGCATTATGAAACGCTCCTTCCAATTGGTCTACTTGTAATGGAGTAATACTATTCTCTGAATAAAGTCCACCATCTGCATATAAAGCACCAACAACATTTTGTATCCACTCTCTGTCTGTAAATCCATCTTGGCTTATAGAGTAAGTAAGGTGTATTGGAGACTGCAAATCACTGCCACTACCAGATTGACCTTGAACTGCTTGTAGTCTAGCTAGAGGTAAAATTGTTTTTAGTTGTTCTGTTGTAAACTTTGTTCCACTGTAAACCAAACCAGCACTATCAACTCCTACATAAGTAGAACTATCACCCGCCCCGATTGTAGGACTAATAGCAGTAGCACCAGCATAGTTGTATTTAGTGCCTTGTATAAAGTACCCAAAAGCCAGTAAGTCTATTTTCTTAATATCAGTATTTAAAGAAACTATATCTTCTATTGACAATATGCCAGTAAGCTCTGTTTCTGCTCCAACACTGTCACTGAAGTTATCAATTATCACTGCATTTGCATCTATCTTATCTATAGCATCATCTATATTACTAAACGCAACGTCAAATGCGTCCGACACATTTTGACCTGTTGATACTAAGTCAACTATTGATGTCCATAATGTTTTTGCTAAACCCATTATTTATCCTTTTTATTTAGGTTGAAATTCAATATGAATATGCGTCTTCTCAACAACAACATCATAGTTTTCGCCAAGAGCATCTTTCAAGTCTTTAGCAACTAATTCTTTTTCTTCATCCGTAAAATACCGAGTTCTTAAATCAGCCGCCAATCCTACATAATGCAAGGAAGCTGTACCGTGTTTACCGCCAGTAATCTCAGTTATTACTAATTCTTGATTATAGTCTAACCATATTTTATCAGCAATAGCTAAAGCTAATAGCAACTCAGATTTAATACCCGTTATTTTAATACCTTTTTTAAGTATCATTTCTTTTTACCCCGAGGTCTTGTTTTAGCTTTTGATTTTCTCACTTTAGGTCTTACCATTTTACTTTCCTTTATTGTGGATACCATTAACTAATCTAGTCATTTGCATCTCTAGTGTGTTTAATCTACCTTGAGTCTCTGTAATTTGCTTAGGTAGATTCTCTTGGAATATCATCCATTCTAAAGTGTTATTGTTGTTCTCAACACTCTTCCCTAACCCTGATAACTCCTTACTAAGCAACTGAGTATTACTAGAAGCCTGTATCGTACTATTTTGTATAGATGCTAATGTTTGAGCAATCTGAGCCATTTGAGCTGAGATAGGAGCATTGGCTGAGCTTGTCATATATATCATGCTACCAAACAACAAAGCAAAGATAGTCATTATAGATAAAGCAATACCTATGTATCCAGCTACACCAAGCTGTTTAGGTTGTAACTTCTCTACAAGTAAATCAAACTTCTCAAACAGCTTAGTAACTAAAGTGTTCAGTGTATGAACCTCAGCTTGTAATTGACCTATCTCTTTAGCATGACCCTTCTCAAGCTCAATATCTATTGGCATGTTACTTTCCTCTAACTTCTTCTCTTAGCCCATCATATGCTTCAGCAGTTCCACCTACTGCTTCTAGCGCATTACTCTTAATGGGTTGAATCTCATATACCTTCTTAGCTCCACCATATACCTTCTTAGCTTTGCCGTAAGTTCCATCCATAGCAGAACACCCACCAAGTACCAATACACAACCAATCAATAACAATAACTTCTTCATCTCATTTCCTTTGTATCAATATATCTATATTCACTCTGTGGTATTTTAGCACAACCACTACCTAAAATCATAATGCAAATTACAAATGCTATCTTTTTCATCTTGGTTTCAATCCTTTACCTTCTCTGTAAGCCTCATCACCCCATAGTTTAACAGCTATGACATATTCTCTAGCTCTAATCATTCTAAGCTTCTTAAGCCATCCAAACCATGTCTCAGCTAATATGATAGAATCTAGGTTAGTACCAAACTCTTTATCAGCAAATACCTTATCATCCCATGTCTCACCAAGATAGTATCTAAAGTCATGTATGTTACATGCTTCAGATATATCTAGTCCATACATAGTACTAGGTACTTTAATACCACCTTTAGAACCACAACCATTACATATTTCAGCTTTACCTTCAGGTGTAAGCACTGTATACTCTATTGGAGCAGATAAAGTAATCATCTATAATCCTAATATATCGGACACACCAAGCATAGATAGCTCTAGTGCTTCACATATAGACTCAATCATTACTTCATGTGGTTGGTCATCAAAACCTTTCCACCATATCTTAGTCTCTTTGTAAATAGCTTGATAAGCATCAGAAGGCAGAAAGTCATTAGCTAACATCTGATTAAACTTAAAATTAGCTACACCCATTACAGCACTCATATTACCAATAGCTTTACCATTAGCATCATAAGCAACTGTGTTGTGAGTAATCACTAATTCATCTAAGGCTTTATCTCTATCTCGTTTAGCTTGAGCATCTACTTGAGCATCTAACTCTGCTTGAGTAAATTCAGGCTCAGGAGTATTATCTGCTAACCATATCTTTACATCTTCATAATGTCTATTACCTTCTGCTTTAGGAACTGATATCGTTCCATTTACTAAATAACCATCACCTTGAATTTTTACTGTTTTAATCATTTTTTATCTCCTTAAAGTTCCGCATCTGCTGTCCATGTTCCCATAGTTGGCAATGATGCGCTTGCAGTAGTCCCCGTTACAATAAATTTATCAACCCCTATTGTTCCAAGAACAAGTGTTGCTAGATTGACAGCACCACCAATAATAACTGTTGGCGTAACTCTTTTTCTAGCTTTAAACCAAGCATTTCCAGAGCAGTTTGTTTGAGGAACATTTCCATGCCCATTTAGAGTCAAAAGAGATGAAGATACTTCATAGTATCTCTGGCATAAGCTCAACTCTAAAGCATAAGGTCTTTGCTCAAATGGTGTAGTCACTGAGCCTTCTTCTAGCTGAATGTTGGTAGCAGCCTTAGGTACTTTTACGCTTATGTCACTAGACACAGTAATTACAACATCATCCCCACTAGATAAACCACTTGTGCCTGCTACTGTTGCAGTACCTCCCCCGTTGAAGCTTATAGTATATGTACCACTTATGATATTCTGTTGCTCTATAATCTGCTCTCTATTGGCATCACTATCAGCTCCCTTCCATCTATCATAACCATATACCCCATCAGCAAGAACGCCATCCGCATATCCTCTTTGATTTACTCTCTTACTTCCATTAGCGATATAATTTTTAAAGCCAAAATTTGGTGACTGAAAAGCCAGTGATTTAGCAGCCCAATGAAGGGAACTGTTTTCTGTTGTAGGAGTTGCTGTAAATGTACCATCTCCATCAGAAGTATAAACTATTACAAACTCATCTTCAGGTTGTGTGGCATAACTATCTGCTGTCATTTTTTCAGCCTCAGCTTCCCATGTAGATAGTTCAGCATTTGTGGCATTTGTGCCTGACGAAACAACATCAGCATTGGTTAGTAAGACATCCGCATTTGTTACAACCACATCAGCATGAGTAAGCACAACATCCGCATTGGTAATAACCACATCCCCATTTGTGATAACTACATCTGCATGTGTAAGAACCACATCAGCTATTGTTTGAGTAGCATTTGTAAGTGCATTTAAAATAGCTGAATCAGTTGGTTGATTAGTGCCGATACCTTTCGCTAAATCATCAGAGACTAGATTTAAAGCAACTGTATCATCAGCTACAATATTTACAGCTAAAGTATCTCCAGCAACAATATTGATAACCAAGGTATCTCCCGCAACAGTATCAATAACAGCACTATCACCAGCTACGATAACTACCTCAGCATCAATACCAGCAACAATAACTATCTCATCAGCTATACTTGCAACAAGAGCAATATCACTAGGACTGGATACAAGTTCATCAGGCTCATCTGCCACACGAACTTCCAGTTGCTTATATAAAGCTTGACTTAATAAGCTATTCAAAGTACAGGCATTATTAATAAGTTGATAATCCCCAATACTCATTTGTACCCAAACATCATCCGATACTTGTTGTCTCCAAACAGCCATGTGTTGTTTAGTTGGTATGTGTTTAGTTGAGGGAAAAGTTCTACTATCTAAAGCAGTTCCTGTATAAAAACTTGATTGAATTGCCATGTTATCTCCTTGAATCTCTTTTGGTTAATCTGCCCTCATAACTGACGGTATTTATTCTAAATCCCGTTGCATTTGAGTTCGTTATACTTATTCTAATGTTTTTAGCATCACCGTAAATCATCGGTTTACGATTAACTGTATATTTAGATTTTATAATCCTACTTGTAACTCTAGCAACGTCTTCAACCACTAGATTAAATTCACTACCGTCTTCACTAGATATTTGAACAGTTTTAAATTTTAAATGTCCACGAATATCTTTTGAACCACGACTACTCGCAACCCATTCGCCAATTCTGACTACTGTTGGAATTATAGTCTCATTATCCTCAGTTGTAAAGTCATCTAAAAATTCACCAGTATAGTCTTGAGGAAATATAGGTGTTGTTTCAAACTGGTCTTTGGCGTCAAGACTTGTATCACTCATAACCCATAATTGAGAATTATCCCATAATTTTGAGTTATCCCAAATACCAGTACCAATAACCCAGTCTGTTGCAGCTACAGCATGGTTACGATTAATCATAATGTTAAGATTGTTACCAAGACTGAACGCATGATAAATTTTACCGTTATAAGTCCATTTAAACCATGCAGATTGCACTCTCGTACCACCGTCATCGTAATATTTATATACCCATATACTATTGTCATCCTCATTGCTTGTAAGGAATAACATATTGTTAATCGGACTACCTGATAATTTAGTAATTGTATTAGGTATATATGTTTGCACATGTGCAGAAACATCAATTGCCTCAGATGAAGCGTTTGTAGCCTTAACCTCGTACTGCATTATAGCGGTATAGTTTCCACGCACTGCACAGAAAAATACTTTGTCATTCATAAACAACGGTCTAACATTAATATTAATCTCATAAGCAGAAGTTTGAGATATTTGCACATCTTTAGGACTTAAGACCCTACCACCCTCTAACTTGAATTGAGCCTTATCACTAAATAGCATCATCGCATCTTCTAAGTAAGTAGCGTACTCTAACGATATAACTTTCGTTGTATCTACTGTTGCATCAATGTAGTCGCTATCGAGTACGGCCGCCGTAGTAGTTCTCCAAAAGTTTCCGTATTCTCCAACTTCAGATAATATTACTGTACGTTCAGTAATGAACCCCAGTCTATTTTTAAAGAAGAAAATATCTTTAATCGTTGGTAGGATATTGTCTGCGGTCTCAATAAAACTTGGAGAAGGATTACTATTATCATCTCCAACTAAACCCTCACTCCATTGGTCATACTTTTTAAATGTAAATGTGTCGTTAGTATTCCTAACCAAGATATGAGGCATAGTCTCTTCATCAATAACAAGAGCTATAGACGGGTCTTTAGTCTCTTGCCATTGACTCTCAGCATAAGTCAACCAATATGTAGCAAAGTTGCTTGTACCTGAACCAGTTATCTTAACAATCGCATCATCAAACCCTAAGTTCTTAGGCAAGTCAGTATTGAATTGAACCTTGTAACCCCAACCGTAAGAAGCTTGATTACCCCAACTGTCACCAGCGTTAACTGTATCTAAGTTGTTGACACCTGTA